TTCGTTAAGCCAAAAGAAATCGGTCTCGATTCCGTGTAACTTCTGTGAGTCGTCAAGCCCGTAGAACTCAAACGAAGAACCGTAATGCTGGTAGGTTAGTTCGCTCTTGTTAAACGATTCTTCCTTCCATTCTTCAACACTTTTAAAGACCTTCTTAAACGTGTCAAGGACTGTCGGCTTAATCCACGTCCTTCTCCACCTTGCAATCGCAAATCTTTGCGGATCTTGCGTACCAAGTAAGAGGAGTGCTTGGCAGATTGACCACGTTTTACTGGAGCGGCTTCCACCCTCCAACACAATTCCCCGAATGGATTTATCATTAAGGGCAGTCCATAGGTCATCAAATACTCCAGTTCCATTAATCTTCATTCGGTCGATGAATTACTATCTCTATCTTGTCAGGCTTGCCACCGTTAACCGTCTGCTCTACCTCCTCTTTTGGCTTACCGTAAACTCTATCGAACAGAACGTCCAAGATATGAATCGAACCTTTCTTGAAGTCTCGTTGTGCTTTGTTCGCAATTAAAGCAATCCAAAACGGTAGTTCGTCATTCTTTGCCAGTTCGACTAACTCGCTCCGGGTCTTACCGAGTATGTTCTTGATAATGTCTTGCGTTTGTCCTTTAGATAGTTTCAAGTTATGCTCCTCAAGGAAGTGTTCCTTTAGAACTGTCTCTATCTTCTTCGGTCTGCCGCTAGGGTTGCCGCTTTCGCCTTTCTTAAACGGCTTTAAATTATCGTCCTTTGCCATTGTTATCTCTCTGTTTAAGTTACTTTCCGCAATATGGACAAGTCTCTTTTTCTTTGGTTGCTTTCGGCTCTTCTTCTGTCTCCTCTTCGGGTTGCCACGTATCAAGTCCCCACTCGTTCAGTTCTTTAGCATCCCAAGTATTAGCCAACTCGTCCCAATCCCAGTCCCCGAAACCTACGTTGTCCTTAATGATAAACTCCCTTTGCTTCTCTTCTGACCAGTCCACAACCTCAACCCATACCTTATCGAACCCGGCTTCTTGCATTGCCTTGAGTCGCATATTACCACCCAATACAATCATCTCTTGATTAACAACAATCGGTCGAACTCCAGCCATTTCGGGAAAGTCCTTCAGGCTTTGAACCAGCTTCTTGAACTTGTCCTCCTTGATGTATCTCGGATTGTCCGAGTTTGGTCTAACTTTACTTATTGGTATAAACTCCATTCTTGTAGTTTGAAAGTGCTTCTTGAGATGTCTTACCCGATGATTTCTTACAAGGTTCTCCGTTCCAATATGCCTCTGCTACGTCTCTACTGAAGCAATAGAATTTCATCGTGTAAGTATTTTGGGTTATGTAAAGCCCGTAATTCTCGTGCTGCTCGTTCTGTTTCATTTCTTCTTCCTTCTCTTTGGTTTGTTCGCTTCGTAATAGTTCAAAAGAGCCACGCTCATAATCTGAGGACTCCTTCCACAAGAGAAGCAAACCTTCGCTTTCGGGTCGATGTAACTCCACGCTTGTTGATACAATGCTTGTTCTTCCCGTGTTATCCGTCCAGCGAATTGTGAAGCCTTCATTTTGGTTAGTGCCTCGTGCCGTTCTTTTATAAATAGCAAAACGTCTTTTTTGTGCATTATCTTCTTTCTTTAACGTAACGGAATGCCGGGTAAGCAATCACGATTAAAAGTATCAATGTTATCAGCATCTCTTTATTTTTTCAAGTCGTTCAATAGACCTCACTATTGAATCAATCTTCTTGGCTACCTTCTCAGCCTTTAGTTTATGACCGTTTAGCTTTACAATCTTACTGCTCATATCTCAAGGCGATACATTAGCCTTTCAACCAATACCGCCAGTAAACCAGTCTGTAAAGCCGTTAACGGGTCAACCGCTCCAAACATAGCACCAAACCAAAACGACAAACAAAGACGACAGTCGAAGGGTTTAATTCTCGTAAGGTCGTGGGTATTAGTCCACTTCTTTATCAGAATGTCCACTCCTATAACGTCTATCCAAATGTAAGCCAGCATTGCCCCGGACAAGGCGTTCCAAATGTATTCCATAGTAGTTGTTTTTAAGTGTTTCTAATGCTCGTTTGACTGAGTTGCCTATTGACTTAAATGGTATATCAACTCTTGCAGCAACCTTTCGATAGCTTCCTTCGTCCAGCCACATCTCAAGTATCTTCTTGTCGTACCAATGCAGTTCCTCCATTAGCATTTCAAGCATTTGAATGTCCGATTCTTTTTCCTCATCGTATTCTTCTCGGTCGTAATCTATCTGCTCGTAGTTGTAAAGGTTGTATAACTTGGAGAAGCTGGAGCGTGGAGATGTCGCCATGTTAAGCATCGTCCGAACAACGTAGTAACGAAGATAGCCGCCCTCGTTTATTTGTGTCCACTTCTCTTCGGATAGTTTCATCAACACAAGAGCGACTTCTTGGATAAGGTCGTCCGGGACTGAGCAAATCTTTTGAGCCAGTTCCCAAAGTTCTTCGTCTCCGATTAAATCAATTACCGCTTTATCTCTCACGCGACCAAGATAGTATTTTTTATTTAATCGTCACGCTGCCCCATAAATTCGTATTCCTTTATTTGAATTATCTCAGCATCTTTAAACATCTGCTCAAAAGCAATCTTCGCAGAGTCCTTGTCTACCGCTTTAACTAGCTTGCTGAATGTCGCGGTTAGTATTTCGTATGTCTTCATTTCCGTAAGTCGTTACCAGTCACTCCAATAATATTAAACATCTCGTGCATTCTCGACTCAATTCTTTTGCCGTATTTCTTAGCCATCATCTCAGCGTTAAGGTTACTCGTGGCAAATGTTAGGTAGCCTTTGTTAGTGTAAAGCTGGTGGCGTTGGGTAAGTGTATCAATGCCTACGTTAATCTCAGTACCGTATCTTTTAATGCTTGAATGCTCTTCGCCTAAGTCATCTATTCCGAACATCTTGCTTTGTAAGGCAGATTCTAACGGGTAAACGTCTGAGTGGTTCGAGTCCAGTTGGTAAAGTCGTTCCATCTCAAAGCCAGTAAAGATGTTAAATTTAAACTTATTAGTATATCCCATCATTAAACTAAGTGCCTTTAAGTAAACCGTCTTTCCGACTCCCGTGTTTCCCATTAAGATAATGCCTTTTGAAAGGTCGCCTTTAAACTTGTCAGATTGAATGCAGTACCTAACGAGTTGGTCGGTGGTTGCTGGGCTTACATCTCTCCAGTTCGGAACGATAGACTTGCAACACTCAATAAACGCTAACCTTGCACCGTTGAATTTCTCTTCACCGTATGGCTTTAGCTTGTAAACTGTTGAGCCGTTGTTCAGGTGGTTTAAATAGTCTTGTATCATTACGGATAAATTACGTTATCAAAGTTCTTAAAGTCATACTCTTGGTTGCTCTTCAGGTTGTCAGTTTTAAACCAAACGCTCCGAGCCTTTTGCTTCCAGTTCTTAACCGTGTTGCCTCGCCCGTCCTTCCAAACTCTGCCGCGTGGCTTTCTACTTTCTTCGTAGTATTCAAACATCTTAGTCGCTGAATCCTTAGTGTATCCGTTTTCGTCAAAGTACAAAATAACTTCTTCTAACGATGGTGGTGCTTTACCATCATCTTTAGATGATACACTTACTGTATCTGTTACTGTTACTGTATCTCTATCAGCTTTTTTGGGTTCTGAAATAACCGACTGGGTTTTTTGGGTTTTCGGTCGTCCTCCTTTTAACCCATTTATCCTAGCCCTTTCCGCCCGTTCTTCATACTTCACAAGGTCACGCTTTAGACTTTGCTTGATTGGTATAAAGCACATCTTCGTCATTCGGTCGGGTGCTTCCGGGTTCAAGTCATTAACGTATCTAAATAAGTGTTTTGCAAGTTTACCAGCTTCTTCGTCCGTTAGTTCTTCAAACGATTCGAGCCAGTCGCAATAGGCTACAAATGCCTTTTTGTTTTCTGCCATAATTAAAAACGGCTCAGGTGTTCGGAAATGCAGTTCCTACTAACCCAAGCCCTTATAATATTTTTAACCAGTCTCTGCATAGACATTACAAATTTAAGAAATATTTTCACTTTAACCGTTCCATAGTTAAGGTTTATTAGCATTTTCTTGGTTAGTTAAAAAATAGTCTTGAACAATTACAACATTAGACAAGTTGAGAATATTGTACTCGAACCACTCATAAGACTCATCAAAAGAAAACTCATTACATAGTTCGTTTAATATTATTGCTTCGGAGTAAACTACTTTGCCCTCAAAGACTCCTATTATTGCCGTGTCTAATTTGTATAAAAAACAAGGTTTTTCTATTGCTTATTGTATTAGTTTTCTTTTTGACATAATGCTTTAAATATTTCGTAAGCTACTTGCGGAACTATTGCGTTTCCGTAGGCTTTAATGGATTCTCTTCTCCACTTAGGAAAGGTGATACCGTCCAGTCTTTCGGAAAGCCCATCATCTCGCCTACAAAGTGGGGACTCAGTTGGGAACTCTTCCCAGTTTGAGCGGAAGTCTCTTTTAATCTGTTCGGTGTTGGAAGAAGTCCTTTCTTTGCTAATTCCGACAAACTCTTTCCGAATCCGTTCCCGTTCTTTAAGCGTTTTTTCTCCCGTTCTCTTCGCTCGTCCAGTTTTTGCATATCTACATCTCCTACTATCATTGCGCTCGGAGTAGGCAACAAACCAAACTCTTTCTCTTCGGTGCGGAGCGTCTTTGGCGCAAGCTGGAATAACAAACGGTTGGACTTCGTACCCTTCATTTTCCAAATCAATACACACTTGCTCGAATACCATTCCCCCGTCAATATTCGTGATACCATAGACGTTTTCTGCAAGGACGAATTTGGGTTTAATCTCTTGAACTGCTCTGAGCATTTCGTGCCAAAGATAGCGTTCGTCCTTCGTGCCTTGCCGCTTTCCAACTTTTGAGAAGGGCTGACAAGGAAAGCCTCCTGAAATAATGTCAATTGTTCCTTCATATTTTTTAAAATCTGTTTTTGTAATATCTGAATAGCTATCGGCTTCCGGGAAGTGGTGCTTTAGAATCTTCTGACCGAAGTCGTTCCATTCACAATGGAAAGCGTTCTCCCACCCCATCCACTCAGCCGCAAGGTCAAAGCCTCCAATACCCGAAAATAGTGAGCCGTGTCTCATAGTATAGATGTTAAAATTCCAACAATCAATAACCAAATTAAGGTAATTGCTGGAGTAGCGTATTTCCAAAATCGAAGAGTGTTCCGCTTATCCCAACGTTTAACTTGATATCGTTTCATCTTATTTGGTTTCGATTAGTTCCTCTTCAGTCAGCAAAAAATAAAGGCTCTTCACTTCGCTTATGTAATTAAGTGGTCGCAAATAAACTGCACAATTTTCAACCTCATCGTAAATTGAAACAGTTGTAAAAACATCTTTTTCTTCGCAACAATCTAAGCATAACCAAGAGTCATAATCAATTTCAATAGCGTATCTGCTCCAATTATTATCTCCAAATCCAACACTACAAAGCCACTCTTCTGTTAATTTTAATTCTGTTTCTTTCATATTCTTTGTTTTACTTACAATCTTATTACTCGGTTACCGTTACGCTATCCTCCACCAGCTTGTCGATAGCATCCTGACAACCTTCGATTAGGTTAACTATGGACGTGTCCGTGCTTCCGTTTGAATAGGTGTCGTTTAGAAACTTGTCCACTTCTTTAGCGAATGCGTTTCCTTTGTTTTTAAGCTGGTGTTTAAAGGCTCTATTGCCTCCGAAGTCGTCTAACGCCTCAACAAAAGACTGGGCGAATACCATACACTTCAACGCTTTAAGGTGCTGCTCATTCATCTGCTTCAATTTGATTGTACTTAAAATTTATCTTAGCTATCATCGGGTCGTTGAACTCCAGCATTCCCTTGACTACTTTAACTGAATAAAGAATCGT